CGATCATCTTCTCAGCTTCATTTACAGTTGTTTTATGTATATCTACGGACATTTTATTTTAAAATATCTTCATTAGCCCACCTCTAATGAATCATCTCTGAATGGAGCCAAACATTGAAAATTATCAACAAAATCCCCAAGAATGTTCTTATAAGAAATATAATGAGATTTTGTCAAATTAGCTGATGTTAGTAATTGCATAATTGCTTTATCAGGATTCAGGTAAGTCACAGTATGGTCGTTTCTATCCCAAATCATTGAATTAAGCTCAAATGTATCTTCTAATACGGCTATTTCCTTTATTACGCTACCGTAACTCAAAGCACGCTCCTGGTACAATTTTGCAGATTCTAAAGGCCAATGCCAAGAACTTATATGATCATCTCCATTTTGTCGATTATCAATCAATCCCTGTTCATACATTTCCTTCAAGGTCTTTCCATTGCTGAAAAGATCGTATTTGATTTGCATGTCTATCATAGATCTTACACTGGCATTACTGCCTGCTGTAACATCTTCTCCAGACTTCATCATACCCTCCACTATTTGCGTGAAGACATGTCCACTACTTAAAATGATGCTTGCCTTAGCACGCAACATCTTCATGAAACATATATATTTATGATACCATTTGCCCTCCATGAACACCTTAGAAATGTTAAATTCCCAATTCTTTTCAAAATCGAGAACAAATCCTCTATGTGCACATCTACGAAGAGCATCCATTGCAAGCATAGACCAAACCTGGGATTGATCAAAGAAACTACTATCAGTCATACACACACGTTCCCAATCAGATATTGAATCAATCAATTCATCAATACCCTCTTGAGCCATGGACATACCACTCAATGATGTAGACTTTGACCAACTATCATAAAATATTGTATCCATAATTTTATTGAAGATTTTTCCGATCAATTGATCTATCATCGACAATTGCCAGACGATTCTCCATCTCTCTTCTTTAGTCTTCTTTTTATTATGAGGTTCACGTTTTATCATAAGTTTAAATGCATCAGCTATGTTTAAGCGTATCATCTCCAGAGGGTCAAAGTTTATCAACTCCGCATATTTCTTCCCGTCAAGATATTTTAGAGCGTTCTCCACTCTATCACACACTAACTGGATGATTTCAACAGTGTTTTCTTTTATAAACGATTCGTTGTCCTTGTAACTCAAGTTATAAGGATAACCTGGACTGCTTGAAGGAGGAATGGCAGTGCCAAACCCCATCAGTATTTCCATCGCTTTTCTTTCTACCCACCTTCGATTATATATATCAGGAATAGAGTCTAATTGGTGTTTGTTCATCGTAGCTTGCTCACGCATTATCTGCAATTCCAACACCTTCATACTCAGTTCCTCCGTACCAAAATTGTATTCACTAAGCTTCTTTTCATGTACACACAATGACTTCAATTCATTGTATCCACCCGTTGGAGGCATCGTGCGTTCTAACAACGTTGGGTATGTTTTTGCTGCCATTTCGAAATCTTCACGGTAGCGCATCGAAGCAGG